CAACGTGTGCAGAGTTGTTTAGCTCAAGCAAACCATTGTTTGAACCTGTAGCGCCTAGCTTAGCTGTTTGCCCTCCAGCCGCATCAGTCAACAGAATATCTGCCCCATCGCCTTGAATGTGAAGTTTTTCAGCTGGACTACTCGTACCAATACCCACGTTACCGCTGGAGTCTATGCGCATGCGTTCTGCGTTTAGACTTCCGTTTGAGGATACTCCACTGAAAGTAAATTGCCCTTGTGTCGTGGTAGTACCACCCGTAGAGAAAAAACGAGTAGTTCCGCTTGTGTTATCAATAAACAATGCGTTGGCTCTATATGCTCCAGAGATACTCGAGCCACCAATAGCAATGTTCGGGGTGTCTAACTTGTCAGCTGGCGAATCAGTACCAATACCCAAAGACTCCGCAGAAGCATCCCAGAAGAACTTAGCCGTTGTGCCTGTGTCCTCGTAGAAGCTAATGTCTCCGCCTGCAGCAAACTTTGCCACAGCAGATCCGTTAGCTAATAAATTAAAACCTAAATAATCAGACCCGCCTTGCATTTTATAATTGTTGGTTGAGCCAAATTGAAGAGTTGCCTGAGAGTCTCCAGCATCTTTGATAATTAATGCAGAGGCTGAACTTCCGCTTTTAAGCGTTGACGTAGCGCCATCAACAGTAAGACCATCCATCGTGGCTGTGCCAGTAACGTCTATGCCTGTGTTAGACACAGAAAACTTTTCAGCACCAGAGCCGTTAAATGCAATTAAACTTTTGGTAGAGTCTGCACCTAAATATCCTCTAATTACGCTTGCTTGCTTTAATTCTATTAGCGCAGTAGCGCCACCTGTTCTGTCAATACTAAGAGTAGTACCACCGCTAGTTAAAGCAGTAGCACCATCTACAGTAAGCCCATCCATCGTGGCTGTGCCAGTGACGTCTATGCCTGTGTCTGTGGTGGCTAGTTTTGGTGAATTTGCATAATATAAAGTAGCGGCCCCAGCTGGAATAAACTGTGCCATTGTCTCAGTACTGTTGAAGTTTTGTATCTTTACGTCACTAGCTGCCCGCAGGCGTAAACTATCTCCGCCGCTAATAAGACTTTCAGTCCCGTTGTATCTAAACGCTAATTCACCACCTATAGTTAAAGACTCCGCAGAGGCTGACCATACAAGTTTTGGAGTTGTGCCTGTGTCTTCGAAAAAGCTGACATCGCCGTTGGAAGCAAATAAAGCTCTGTTAGTAGCGGCTGTGTTAATTAAAGCACCGCCATTAGCATTTCTCCATTGGACATCCCCGCCAGTTCCTGATTGCGTAAATATAACAGTATTGCCATCAGTATGTGTTTGAGTAAAGGAGTCGTTACCAGTTGATGAGATATTAAGACCATCCATCGTAGCTGTGCCAGTAACGTCTATGCCTGTAGAGGTGGTGGCTAGTTTTTTGCTGTTGTCGTAATAAAGATTAATAGCGCCATTTTCAACAGCATCTAAATAGTTTTCACCTGTTGTGGTTTGAAGGTCAAAACCTGCGCCACTTTTAATTTTAAGGTTTCCTGAACCTGTGTCGCTTATATAGCTATGTCCACCATCGTGATAAATTTGTAAGTCATCACCAGCACCAAACGTAGCCTTGTCATTGTCGCCCAATGCAATGCCGCCGTTGGCTGTGATTTCGCCAGTGACTGTAGCTGCTGCAAACGTAGGACTGTCTGTAGTAGCAACGCCTTGGTCAAGAGCTTTGACAGCAGTGATATTAGTCAACTCGCTGTCCATCAAAGCACCAGCAGCTGTTACGTTAGCTGTGTCAGTTACGTCTGCACCAGCTTCAATACCGTCTAGCTTTGCGCCATCTGTAGCTACATCACGACCATCTAAAGTGCCGTCAGTAGTTAGGTTGCCAGAAATAACCGGAGTAACTAGAGTTTTATTGCTAAGGGTTTGTGTACCAGTAAGCGTAGCTACAGTAGAGTCTATAGCCATTGTTACGCTGTTACCAGAAGCAGTAGAGTCGATGCCCGTACCGCCTAGAAGACTCAGAGCTTCGCTGTCTAAGTCAATTGAAATGCTTGTAGTACCATCCGTTACATCCAAGTCCTGTGCGGTTACTTGTGAGTCAACGTAGGCTTTAATTGATTGTTGTGTTGCAAGCTTGGTAGCGCTGTTGCTTGCCATGTCGTCTTCATCTTTAATGCCAGTAACAGTTGCGCCGTCACCTGCAATATTAAGAGAAGTACTTGCTGTTACTACTGGAGCTGTCAGTGTTCCCGTAAAGGTAGGACTAGCACTGTTTGACTTAGTAGCCACTGCTGTAGCAATGTTATTGAACTCTGTATCAATCTCAGTTCCTTTAACAATCTTAGCAGGGTTGCCAGAAGGTAACGCATCTTTAGTAGAAAAGTTTGTAGTTTTTGTATAATTAGACATCAAGACACCTGTAAAATGCTAGGAAGAACAAAAGAATAAGGAAAAGGGGACTCCGAAGAATCCCCCATCCAGTTGTATTAGCCTTGGACAGCTAGTACGAGACCTGCTTCTGGACGTAGTACCTGAGTACCGTACAGAGTATCAGCAGTGTAAAGAGTACCGAGGAACTCCTGCTTGTACTGAGTCTGAGAGCGAATAGCTTGCTGCTCGGCCAGTACCATAGTGTCTTTGTGGATCAACTCAGCACCACGAACACCAGCTTCCAGTGTTGGGCAGTTAGTTGAAACGTATACGTCAACACCGTAAAGGTTACCAATCTTACCGTTTTGTACGCCTTTGCCGTCTACGAAATCAGAAGACATATAACGATCAATGCCCATGATAGCGTTACGCAGTGAAGGAGGCACAACGAATGCACGATTGTCCATAGGAACGTCTGCATCGTCCATGTTCTGAATGAGGCTACGGAAAGCAGCGTCAGTGAACGGGTTGATGTCAGCAGTGCCGTCAGCATCGTAGGCTTCTAGAGCGCCACCAGCAGTGATCTGGAAAGACCCGCTGTGTACCCAAGAAGAACCGTTGCCGTCGCCGAAAGACTTACCAAGAGCAAACAGATCAGTGTCTACTTGCTTGGCTAGGCCGTAACCTGCATCGCCGGTATAGAACTGACGCAATGAAGCGAGAGCCTGTACTTCGGTGATGTCTTCGATTAAACGAGAGAACTCGTAGTGCTTGTTAATGTTAACCAAAACTTCTGTCTCAACGTTGCTCTGAATAGTGACAGCAGTCTGAGCTGCTTTCTCACTGGCAGTGCCACGAATAGGCTTAGGAATGTGGATAACGTCGCCTTTCTTGCCAGACATGCTCATTTTCTTAACGAGGTTAGCCAGAACAAGGTTGCTTTTGTAAGCAGCAATTACTTCATCGCTCCAGATTTCTGGAATGAATTTAGCTGCGCTAGTGTTGTCTACTGCTCCGCCCATAGCGGGATATACTGAAGTTGCCATAATAAATAGTCCTTAATGAAAAGTAATTAACGGACTCTCTTCTCGGCATAAGCCCTCTCAATTTCTGGAGATAAAGCTAAATACCGTTCGGGATCGTCCTGCATAAGTTTAATAATGTCCGAACGTCTATAAATCTTTTTAGAAGCTGGTTCTCCACTACCTTGTGTGCTACCAGTAGAAGCTGCTTTAAGAGCTGTCTTTCGACTGTCGCGCTCACTTGCAACTGCATTTCCTACAGCTTGTTGACGTTCTTTCCAGTTAGTGAAAAGTTCATCTGCTGCATCGTGATCATACTGCCTGTCTGCCTGAGCAAAGAGCTGTGTACGAATCTTAGATCCTTTAATCCATTCACCAAATTTAGGGTCTTGCAAAATTGCTTGCATGTCGGGATGACGTTGTTGCAAAGCGCTTAATGCGTTAGACTTCTGGTACTGCTGTGTTTGAGCTTCAGCAGCTTTGATGGAAGGATGATTCTTAATAGCTCTCTCGACTGCCTTGTCGGGATCAGAGAAAAAATCTATTTCTTCTTCGGGTTCTTGGGTTGCTTTTGGTGCGTCGAGTTGTGTCTGAATGTAGCTATCAACAACAGAACGTAATTCCCCTACTTCTGAGCTTTGTCTGCCAAGGAGCTTTTCAGCCTCTTGATGCATCCGTACAATTTCTGTAACGCTCTTTCCTTGGTACTTCTCGGGAATTTCTTCTTCTTGAGGAGTTGTCTCTTCTGGAGCTTCCTCTTGTTTTATTTCTTCGTTGTTAATATCTTCGTCGTCAAGACGCTCGTCAATTAATGTTGCCATTATTAAACTCCGTGAGTATTCTCATTATGGAGGTGTATTGTGTAGAAGGCTTCTTTGTTAAGAGTTGGCCTTCCGTTCTTGCTTCAGTTTCTGTTCGCGCTGCCTAACCCACTTCGCAGTAGCACCCATGAAATCACCAGAAATAGGATCAAGGGCAGAACGTACAGGAGATTGAATTCTTTTAGCTATCTTTTGACAGTGTGGACAAGGAATTTCCCTAGTGTCCGAAGAGACTAGGCGTTCCTCTATGTGTCCACCTGAACATTCAAAATCAAATAACAAAGCCATTATTCAGCGTCGTCTTCTTCATTTGCTTGTTCTTCTGCTGCCGTGATTTGAGATTCTAAGTTGACCAAGTTAGCTATAATTGACAATTGACCTTTACGGAAGTACAAATCATTGCTATCTTTAGTAACTTCAACTGAGTTTATAACACTAGCATTTCCTACTAGATCTTCTAAAAGCTGTTTCCAGCCTGTTGACATAAATAAGTCGTGGTAGTTGTTATAATACTTCTCAAGTTCTGGGTCTATCATACTGTTTCTCCATTAGGACAGTTATTTTCTATGTGCTTACATTATACCACATTATTGATACAATGTCAAGCTTTATTTTCTCTTTTTACCTGCTTTTTGCAAGGCGATAGCAACAGCCTGCTTCTGGGGCTTACCTTCCTTCTTGAGAGTCTTG